TAGATGAAAATAGAAAAAATAATGAACCAAACAATCTTCAAACACTTTGTGCAAATTGTCATCATCAATTGCATTGGAAAAATTCTCGCAATAGAATTAATAATATTGAAAAAGCTAAATTTATTGCCAATAATTTCACAACCTGATTTTAACGGCATTAGATTACCCTACCTGTTTGGAACGGAATGTTAGTGACATTTAAAATAACAGTGGCTTCTCTAATATTGCCTTCGCTTGTAACAAATAAAGGTCTAATAGTATAGAACTGATTTGTCGCACCTGAAGGAACTGTACCGCCTGAAATTTGAACTGAAATTACTTTACCGATTTCTGCTATCACCCCATCAGGAAAGGTTACTGGTACGCTATTAATTGCTGGACCTGTAATAGTCAAACCTGTTTGGTCTGAAGTAATAGATGTAATGGACGTAATAATTTCATTAGGGTCTAAGATATGGGTACAATCAATATCGTACCAAATTACTTCTGTCGTTCTTTTCTCTAAAATGTAATTATTCATTTACAGTCCAATAATCCTGTCTAGGTGATACAGTCCAATAATTATTTCTTTGTTCTACATTCCAATTTGTTGCTCTTGGATTTAATGCCCAATAATCTAAACGTTTTTCTATTTCCCAATAATCTGCTCTTGGCGAAACGTGCCAAACTTTATCCGACAAATTAAAGATAGGAGCGCAAGTATAAATATCTACTGCGTTACCTTGTTCTACGACTGTAACTATGACATAAGTAGTTTCATTAATAAAATCTTGAGCAACAGCTTTTTCCGTAACAGAAACGGCTACTAAAATTAATGCAGATTGTAAGTCTTGTGCATTTGCAATTTCAGCAACAAATACTGGTGCAATAATACCGCTATTTGTAACATCTTGAGCATTAGCAGATTCAGCCATTGCAATATAAGCAGACATTTGCTCAGAAACTGCATCTGAAGCTAATCCTGATTCAACAATAGAAACAAATGCAGATGCTAATGCCGATTGTGTGCTTTGAGCATTTCCAGTTTCGTTAATAACTAAATAAGCAGTTATAAATTGAGATACTGTATCTTGTGCATTTGCAGCTTCTGTTATAGAAGCCTGTGCAATCATATTTTCAGATTGTGTAGATTGTGCGTTACCAGCTTCACTAATAGTCACGCCAGCAGACATAGTTTCTGATTGTGTATCAGTTGCATTTCCAGCTTCTGATATTGTTACTGCGTCTACCGCATTTTCTGACTGTGTTGCAACTGCATTTCCTGCTTCTGTCACATTAACAGGAGCAGACATTGCTTCTGAATTTGTATCTAGCGCATTTCCTGTTTCATTAACAGTTGCGCTTGCTCTCATATTTTCTGATTGAGAATCTTGAGCATTACCAGCTTCATTTACAGTTATTGGAGCAGACATGACTTCTGAGTTCACATCTGCTGCATTTCCTGTTTCAGATACTGTTACAGGTGCAGCCAAACTTTCGGATTGCGTGTCACTTGCGTTTCCTGCTTCAGTTATTGTTACTGAAGCAGACATATTTTCGGAAGTAGTATCGGTTGCATTACCACTTTCGGAAATTGTCACTCCAGCCGTCATATTTTCAGACTGTGCATCTTGAGCATTAGCAGTTTCAGAAACAGCAGGATTTGCAGCCATCGTTTCTGATTGTGTTGCTTGAGCATTACCAGTTTCTGTGACAGTTACTGGAGCAGCCATAGATTCGGATTGAGAATCGACTGCATTACCTGATTCAGAAATAATTACAGGAGCGTTCATTGCTTCAGATTGATTATCTAAAGCATTGCCTGTTTCTGTTACGGCTACGCCAGCAGACATAGACTCAGACTGAGTATCTGTTGCACTAACAGTTTCATTAACTGTTGCTGAAGCAGACATAACTTCGGATTGTATATCTACAGCATTACCCGATTCAGAGATAACTGTAGGAACTCTAACAGATTCTGATTGTGTATCAATTGCGCTACCAGCTTCTGTGATAGAAACTGGAGCTGACATTGATTCTGATTGTGTATCGACTGCGCTTCCTGTTTCCGAAACAGTTACACTAGCAGATATTGTTTCTGATTGGCTATCTTGAGCATTGCCAGCTTCTGTGATTGAAACAGCGTCAACAGAATTTTCGCTAACAGTATCTTGTGCGTTACCGCTTTCAGATATAGCAACTGAAGCCGTCATTGATTCAGATTGACTATCAACTGCATTTCCTGTTTCCGTTATGGTTACAGGCGCAGTCATCAATTCTGATTGTGTATCGACTGCATTTCCAACTTCACTTACATTAACTGCATCTACTGCATTTTCTGATACAGAATCTACAGCATTACCCGCTTCAGTTATTGCATTTGCATAAACTAATATTAAGTTTCCTGCAATTGCATTGCTTGAAAACGGGTAATTTCCAAACATTATTTACTCATTAAGCAGCAGGTGTGCTTGTATCTTCAATAGTTGTTTCGGCAGGAGCTTCAGTTGGATTAAGAGCATTATAAGCAGCTTCAACTGCTTGCAATTGAGCAACAGAAGATTGTTGTAATGCAATTAATAAATTAGCTGTTTCACCTGAAGGTTTGCTACTTACATATTGTAATAGTGCATAAACTAAACCAGCAGGAAGTGAAACTGGCTGGTCGGTAAAAATTTCATTTGGATTCATTTAAAACTCCTTAATTTATAAAGTTAATAACCTAAATAGATTACAAGTCCGATTATACCACCTAAAGATGTAGCTACCCAATCCCATACGTCAGGTGTGTGCTTATCTTGATGGAAATAGTCATAAACTTCTTTTAAAAAGCCTACACTAATTGCCAAAAAAAACCCGTAGCCAAACAATTGACCAATAGCGAATAGAATAACACCACCAAGAGTATGAAAGACTTTATCAGCAGGAATTGCGTTTAAAAACGCTAATATCTTCTCAATCATGCTGTTGCCCAAGGTAGTGGCGGTTGCACTACTGGTGGGTTAGCCAAGTTAGCTACTTGCTGTGTTACAGCTTCTTCAGCGGCAGTTTTATCTACAGACTCCCATACCCAGCCTAATACTTGGTCTTGCGTCAAGTTAGCATAAGGTGTGAAGTCAGGGTCACCTGCTTGTGGTGGTGTTAATGTTGCTGTGTTGTAGATGTTAGATGTGTAAGTGCCATCTGTGCCTTCTAAGTTCCAGCCCACTGTCAATACGACTTCAGGAAAGCCGTTAATCTCTTGGGTTGAAGTTTGCATCCATTGGATAGACCATGTTGTCGTTGTTGCCATTATTTTGCTCCTAATTGTGTTTCTAAAGCGGTTACTTTAGCTGATAGTTCTTGGATTGCTTTTACTAAACGAGCTTCTGTTTTGCTCCATCCTGTAATCATTAACATTCCATCTTCACCTTCAGCTACAACGTCTGGGTAAACTTTTTGCATTTCTTGTGCAATAAAACCAATTTGATGTCCAGAACCATTTTTATAATCAAACTCGCATGGTTTAAGCGCAAGAATATTGTTTAATTGTGTTGGTAATGTTTCAATATTTTCTTTAAGTCTTGCATCAGAATATGAACCAAAAGCTGCTGCACTTGCACCATTAGCGTTAATTTGTCCAGAACCAATGCTTTGATTATTTATAGTAAACTGAACAAATACTTGAGATGTAGTTGTATTGTTGTCGTATTTATCTATGATTACAGAAGCCTGTGAAAGACTGCTTGCTGCATTTACAAAAAACCTACCTGCTGGCTTTGTAGAACTTGCAGACCATGATGCAATTTGTGCTTGTGCTGAAGTAAGACCCACCAACAAATTACCACTAGAATCTAATGTCATTGCTTGGGTTAATGTAGCTGTGTTACCTGCCGTACCTGCTGGAGCGTTATACCAAACGTGTTGCCCCAAATAATTTTGAGCATATTCAGATGCCGCATTAGAACTTAAATATTTCCAATTTGTACCATCATAATATAGATTGTTTGTATATTTAGTATCAGCAAGACCATTTGAAGCTAATGCTCCGCCCCATACTTGTAATGCTTTATTTCCACCACCCCAAGCACTAGGAGTTACACCAATACCTAGATTGCCTGATGAGTCTAGGCGCATTTTTTCAGAAAACCCACCAATACCTGTATCAGTAGTAGTACCAAATCGCAATGATTTTTGATAGCCAATAGCAGGATTGTCTGAAGTTGATGCACCTGAGTATAGTTGAACAGATGAGGCTAAATCACCAGAAGTTGCTGTGATTAAAGCTGTAGTATTGCTAACACCTTTTACATTTAATATAGTAAATGCAGAACCTGAAATTGCAGGACTAGTAGTACCAATACCCAAATTACCATTGCTTAACAACGTCATTAAACTCGTAGAACCTACACCACCATTGTACCAAGTAAATCCGTCAGCAGTGCCTACAGAAAAGCGACCATTGCCAGTGACATAATCCATGACAATTCCGTCTGTAAATGTGCCTTGAAACGAACTTGGCGCATAGATTAAATCTTGTGTGACTACTTTTGTAGCAGGATAATCTACCCAAACGTTTTGAGTACCGCTTGTAAATGCAACTAAGGAACCTCCATTTGATGAAGCTAATACAGTGGTACGAGCAAGCGTAATACCGCCTGAACCGATTGTACCAATACCTACTTCCCAGTTAGTGCCATATTGGTCAGCAATAACGTAGTAACAAGTATTATTTGCACCAATAGATGATGAGAAAGATTTATAGCCTGTAACAGCACCTAAAAGATTAACCGTACCCGTTCCTGGTGAAACGCAGGTTTCCTGAACTCTATCAGCGACAACAAATGACATGATGTATTCCTAAATAATTAAGCTAATTGTGATTGTGCGAAATAACGAGATTGTTCGTTACCATCAGCATCAGTAAAATTAACTAGAACTAAAACTTCGCCTGTTTCTTGGTCTAATGAAAAACCACCAACTGTACCCTCAATTGGAGCTGGCAAAACTTGCGTAACTGTTTGACCTTTAGTAAACATATTGATTCCTTATAGTGATAGGCTGTAAGTAACTTGAACAACGTTACCTGAATTGACAGGTTGGTCACCGCCAGTAAATAAACCAGCAGAAAGCAATGTGCCTGAAGTATTTAAAATAGTTGTCACTGCGCCAGTACCGTAAACAATAAATGCGCCTTTTAATGTACCTGCGCCAGTCATTGTGAATGAAACAGCAGCACTTGTAGAAATAGCACCAGCAGAAGCAGTGCCAAAGCTAGGAGCAATACGAGCAGCAAATGTAGGAGCGTTAGTAGTACCAGCTTCAGTCCAACCGCTATGAGAAGCCATTGTATCGCCAGCAGCAGGACCAGTAGTATAAGATACAGATGAAATCATACCCATATATGGACCAACTACAGTGTAGCCTGAGCCAGTCAATGCTGTTTGAAGCATTAAGTTTTTACCTACAGTTGCTACTACGTTATGAACTGTATCTTCCCAAAGCAATGGACCACCTTCGTATTCAAAACAACGGAAAGTGTAAACACCTTCGGCTTGGCAAGATTCACCCATACCAGCTAATGAGCCAATAGAAGCATTTGCTGATTCAACAGCGTTTAATTTATCTTTCATGTTTAATCCTCTAAATCGAAATTAATGACAGGCTTACAAATACAACGACAATTTGGTAAATCACCTGGTAAACCATAAACTTTTTCTTGATACATATCTCCAATGTAAGGAGGGTCATCGAAAGAATACTCGTTACCACTCATTCGCTTGTGCAATTCACGAGGCTCTTTTCCACCACCTGAATGAATCC